TATATCAAATGAATTTTTACATAAAGGACAATATGAATTGCCTGAAAGAAATGCATCGGCAACAAGTTTGTGGACATTATAAGTTTTACTTTGACCATCTTTACATAAAGTGATAAGAGCGTAATTACCTTTTGAAGATTGTTTTAACATTTTAGGTTTTTTGTTGGCCACGAGTCTGTGAATATAAGAAATTCTTTTTATGTTTCCTATAGAGGAAACTTGATACAGACCCTCATATCCCTTTACATCTTTCCAAATCTCATTCATAATACTAACATTACAGCATTATTTATTCGATTGTCAATTTTATATTCGTCAAATTGAAAAATTGCTTATTTTATTCTTTTCGGATAAAGCTTTGGTGGCAACTTATTTCTGAGAGCTTTTATATTACCACGAAGAATATAAGCGTATTTATGAAATCCTGTTTTGGATTTACCAAGATATATTGCGTTGGTGGCTTGATAAACTGTTCCAATATGACCAGCTTTTTCATTGGCATTTGTTATCACCACTTTTACGTTGGGTTCGTCTTGTTTTAGGAGTTTTAGTGTTTGTGCGATAACATAAGATTCCAGATTAGGAATACCAACGTCAGCAAGATATAATCTTTTCAAATCCAACACTTCTCCCGACATAGCTTCTGGGCTTAGAAATTTTGAAGCAGAATACATTGGAAGTCCATATATAGCCATCCCAATTGCCATCTTTTGTTGGCCATGAGGATATTTGTATCTCACGACATATATTCTTTTGACGCGAGCTGGTATAGTATGAAGATAATGTTTCTTAGCTAGTTGTATTATTGCTTCCCTTGTAGCAGGAACAACCTCTACTTCATCTTGTAATCCTTCAATAATAAGCTTTTTAAGATTCATACCCTTTCATCTGTTGTTCAGAAGTTTGAATAAGTTTTTTGATAATATCTTCTGCTTTACCACCACCCAATAAAACCTCTTTTATATGTGGTATGGATAATCTGTAAAAAAGTTTTTTAACAATAGGGAGATATTCTATTTTATCTGCTGGTATCAATTGTCGGAGTCTATTATCCAAACCCGGACCTGCTAGAAATTGTTTTAATTCATCACTCAATGGTTCCACATCCAATTCTTTTTGAGAAGCAATATCCATAGAAAGATACTCACCTATACCTTTAACTAATTCATGAATCAATAATACAAAATTTCTTCCTCTAACTTTAATAGTATATTTGTCACCTGTAGGAATTATTTCTTCACTTCCAACCGCAGCAGTATCTACAAACATTCTAGTAAATCGTATTTTGGGTAATCTATAATTGAGAACCAGAGATACAGCCGATACAAGTCCATATTTTTGTGGTAAGGTTCGGTCTATTTTTTGTAATTCCTCATTTACTTCATTAAAAAGGAAAAATTTGTTAAGAGCATCTCCTTGAGTGATATAATTTGCCAAAGTTCTTCTTAATTTACTTTCAATGTCTCCCGATAATGCTGAATAAATTTGAGCATTAAGATTTTCAGCAACAGTCAGTTCATTACCCATCATTTGGTTCATTTCATCTTCAGCAATAGCATTTGTCAAATCAGCAGAAGCTAGTTTAACGTCTATAATGATTTCTCCCGACTGAACAAGTTGTTTTATGAATTTATACTCTCGAAGATTTAGAACCAAATTGACGGCAAGTTTTTCAAGTTGTGATTTTCTATTTCTTTCTATATCTTCAATTTGGATTGCTGTTGTCATAAGTAATTCCAACATAGATGGTAGAGTTGGAAACAATCTTTGAAGATTTGCTACAGGTTGTTCGACATAATGAGCAAGTCTATCTACTGCTTTACGATAACCTTCACTTGTAATAATTTCAAGGTATTTATCTGCATTACTTCCAAGATTTGGAAATATTGCTTCAACATAATCAGTTTCATTTTCTATTGCTGCTCTTTTTTCAGGATGAATGAAATCTGGGTAGTCTCCAATATTTATGGTTTCTTTTATACCTTTTCTTGCGTTTATGAATAATTGAACATCGTGTGATAAAGCTTTTGGTTTAGGACGAATGCCCGGTCTTGTTGGTTGAAGTGGATGGGGTGTTTTTGGAGTAGGCGGCTGAATAGGAGTAGGTTGTCTAACTGGAGATGGAGCAGGTTTAGTTGGTGGTGGTGGTGCAGTTGTTTGTTCGTTGGGTGATAAAGTCTCTTCAACTACTAACTTGATTATATTCCTCAACTGACTTCTTTTCATAATATGTACATATAACATGAAATTGTTTGAGTTAAAGTCATTGATAGAAAGCATCGTTTCTGAGGAAATAAATAAAGAACAGTTAAACTCTGTAGCTAAAACTTTACATATTCCTGTTGGTAAATTGAACGCATGGGTAAAAGGTGTTGACCCTACTTCAAGGCAATCTTTTTCTGTATGGATACTTCGGATGCTAAAAAATCAACAAATAAGATTTGAAGACAGTCTTAGAGTAGGAAGTGCTATAAACCGATTTATTCAACTTAGAAATGCTAATAGGATAGAAGACATAATGAGATTTCCAACAATTCATGAATTGGAAACAAGAATGGACCAACTAGAAGGTCAGGGTTCAAAAAGACAGGGATTTGCTGGGGTAAATCCATTAACTCTTCCGGGAGTTGAAATATTGGAAAAGAGACCTGATATAACATTCTATAAGGTAACTAATCCAAGTTCATTGGCAAAAATGGGAGAGGGAACAAAATGGTGTACTAGATTTTCTTTTAATAAAAGTATAAGTACTGCAAAAGGATATATAGATAGATACGGATATTTGGTAATTGGATATAAAGATGGAAAACCTTATGTTCAATACAACCCCGATTACAGTCAAGTAATGGATGTTAATGATGTAAGTTTTCATCATGTTAGTAGAGAAATAGCAAAACAATTAAATCTTCCACCACCAGAAATTATTAAAAGACCTCTGCCTAAAATAGACCCAAGTAAATATCCACCACTTCGTACTACAAAAAAAAGAGAATTTAAACCTGAAACTCCTGCTCAAACTAAATTAAGAAGTTGGTTAAAATTTACGACTCAACGAAAACCAGAATGGGAAAAATTTATTAAATCTAAATCTGACCGCAAGAGTACAAAAGGAAAAGATATAGATTATGAACAAAGGGTTGCTAGAGCAATTACAAGAAGTACTCATCCATTTCATATTGACCGAGTAATGTATTATTTTGTAGATTATGCTAAAAAGGAAATTCCCGGAGAACGTTCTCCTGTAATAGAAAAAGCAATATTGGAAAAAGACTTTAAACCAACTATGGTGGCAGGAAAAGGAGGACGTGGTTCTGGTTCAAGAACTCGAATACCCGGTATTGATGGCATAATATTTTATGTTAAAAATAATATTAAATCAAATTGGCCTGAATTTGAACAAAAAATACAAAATGATGCAGCCAATTCTGTAAAATATTATACGAATACTGGATTAAATCCAGATAATATACCTGATGGAATAGTAAAAGATATGGTATTATTTGTAAAATTTATCAAGGATAAACACATTACACCATCAAAAGAAAAATTTGAAGCATCTATAGTAGATTTCATTTCAAGAGCAAGAAATCAGTTTAAATATGGTCAATTTTCTCCTATTTTATATAATGTTATTATTCCATACATGGAATTGGTTAAAAAACCATTAATAAGAATTGTTGGTTCTAAATTATACAACATTCTTACACGTAGTAATGCAACATTTAGGGGTGTTGTAAAAAGAACGGAAAATGGATTTTAGAGTTAATCACGTTCTTCTTTTGGAATATCTGAAATTGCGTTACAATTTATACCCTTATGGGGACAATAACGGCAATTCTTTTTTCCTTTTCCGGGATTTTTTAAGTAAATTTTGGAATCCTCTATAAAATTACCCTCGGGTGTAAAACATTCCGCAACAAATTCAGCAAATCTATTCAATGCTTTAGCTACAGATTGTTGATTATTTTTTGGAATGAATGTTTGAATACGACTTTGAGGAAATGCATAATTTTCCCAAAGTTTTCTTCTGAGGATGAAAAATTCAACGTCAATCATATTAATATCAACATTATATTTCCTACTGAAAAATGCTTTGTATAAAAGAATTTGAGAAATTTTAGCTTCATCATCTCTTTGATAATGATTCCATCCACTTGTGGAAGTTTTAATATCAATAATTTTGTATCTACCTGTTGCTTTTTCTTTTAGAACAACATCAATGTAACAAATAAATTCCACATTGTTTTTAATTGGCATTATAATTTCATCTTCAATGGCAATAAATTCATATTTACCTGACGGGAAATGTTTAATACGGTTAGTAATATTAGTAAATGCAATAATGATATTATCACCGTCTTCATAATATTCTTTCTTGATTGCCGGTTCGACCACAACTTTTGTTTTTTCTAATTCTCTATCAAAAGCAATTTTGAATATTTCATAAAGGTTATGTGCATCAGCATCTTTTGCAGATTTTTTATATAAAGTTTTAATGTATAATTGAGTAGCTTCGTGCATCGCTGTGCCGAAACAAGTATTTACATTATCTTCAAATTCACGCAATCCTTTTACGTGGTCGAGATACCATCTGTGTCGGCAATTAAACCAGTTAGAAAATTGAGAGAAACTGACGCGCTTTTTTCCATTGGTTGGTGTAGAATTTCTTTCCATTGATGTTACTTTATCAATATTAGAGATACTTGTCAAATATTTATACTATATGAAAACCATGTTATTTTATATGGTATTATAATACATTGACTTTTCCTTAAAACGTGATATAATTTATCTATAATGAGAATTAGTCAACTCCAATCACTGACACAAGAAGAACTTCAACTTCTTTTTTACATAATAAACGTAATAGAACCATTGACTTCTCCTAAAATAGAAATAGGTTCTAAAGAAATTTTATGGTTTAAACATGATACGTTAGTTTGGAAACTTTCTAAACAAGAATCAAAATTAACTCCCGAAGGAAAAACTATATTTCAGGGGTTAATGACTAAACTAAACAAAATAGCAACACAAGAAGCGAAAGAATATTATGAATGTGCCTCAAATTCAACATCTACACAGCCAGAATTTCAATTCTGAATTCGTAGAATTTGTTTGGCAGTTTCCTGCCAGAGAAGATTTACAAGAACAAGTAATCTTACAAGTTTATAAAAATGGTACCCTATATATCGAAGGCGGTATTATCAATGCTGATGGAAATTATACATCAGAACATGCGGAGAGTGATTATGCCGTTTCTGAAATTACTGTAGATTGGCTTAAAAGTACTCAATTTAATTCACTCATCAACTATATCAAGAAATTTTTCTCTCTTGAAAAAGAACTTGCCGAATTGGTTGAAGAAACTGTAAAATATTTAAAAGAATAATGTATCAAAATATATACATCAACAGGAAAGATTGGATTGTTCATCTTTGGGATGATATTAAAGGTTATTCATCATTCCCGTATCCAAAATACGCTTATAAAAGACAAGTAGGTGGACCTGAAAAGTCAATATATGGTGATGAATTAGTAAAAGTATTTGATTATAAAGACAATGACACAGAGTTATTTGAGTCAGATGTTCCAGCAGAAACAAGAGTTCTTATGGATACTTACTCCGATTCAGATGAACCATCAATAGGTCATAGGGTGGGTGTAATTGATATTGAAGTATCAACAGAGGGTGGATTTCCAAATATAGAAACTGCTGATAAAAAGATTACTGCTATTTCATTGTTTGATTATTTAACTAAAACTTGTTGTATATTTGTTCTTGATAAAGACCATAAAATTGACAATAAAGAAGAGGAAGTTGACCCGTGGTTGCCAAAAGATTGGAAAATTACAACAGAAGAAATACAAAAAATAAAAATTGTTGTACGGTCATATGACGATGAAGACAATCTTTTAATAGATTTCGTGGATAAATGGCAAGAATGTGCATTTACCATTGTTACAGGTTGGAATGTAGATTATTTTGACCTCCCTTATTTGTATCTCCGATTAAAAAATTGTCTTGGTATAAAAGCAGCTAAATGTTTATCGCCCACTGGTGCAGCATATGTAAATGGTTTTACCAAAAAACTAACGCTTGGTGGTATATCGGTTCTTGATTATATCCTACTATATAAGAAGTTTTCTGGAAAGATGGAACCAACTTATGCTTTAGGTCCTATTGGTTTAAAAACTGTTGGTATCGGTAAAATTCAATATCACGGTAATTTAGACGATTTATACAAATCAGATATAAACAAATTTTTAGAATATAACATGACCGATGTTAAAATTATTGTTGCATTGGATAAAAAACTTAAATTTATTGATTTAGCTAGAAATATTTGTCATGTAGGCCACGTTCCATATGATAATTTTCATATGTCATCACGATATCTTGATGGAGCTACATTGATTTATTTGAAACGAAATGGCGGTCTTATTTCTCCAAATAAACCAGCAGAGGGAAAAGAAGAATATACTGAAAGGTTGGAAGAAGGAGAAGAAGGATTTTCTGGTGCATTTGTCAAGGAGCCCGTGCCGGGAAGATATAATTGGGTTTTTGACCTTGATTTAACTTCAATGTATCCCAATATTATTATTTCCCTGAATATATCTCCAGAAACGAAAGTAGGTAAAATAGAAAATTATTCACTCGAAAAGCGTATAAAAGGAGAGACTACAATGTATGAAATTGGTCAAACAAATTATACACCTGATGAGTTTGAAGAGTTGGTTGAAAAATCAAATTATTCTATTAGTTCTAACGGTATATTATATCGTACAGATAAAGCCGGTGTAATTCCTACTCTTTTGTCGTTATGGTTTCAACAGCGCAAGAATATGAGGAAAAAAGCTGCTGAATTCAAAAAAGCTGGTGATATGGAACAATATAATTTCTACAACCAACGTCAAGCGGTTTGGAAAATTTTACTCAATTCATTTTACGGAGTATTAGGGTTGCCTTTATTCCGATTTTATGATGTGGATAATGCTGAAGCAGTAACTACTACAGGTGTAGATATTATTCAAACTACTGCCAAGGCAATTAACATCTATTACAAACAAGCATTGGAAACTGATGAAGATGGTGATTGGGTTATTTATAGTGATACCGATTCGTGTTTTGTTGATTCAATTCCCATTATTAAAAAGAGATTTCCAGATATAGATTTGAATAATGAAGATGAAATGACTAAAGCCATTATGAGCGTGACTACGGAAGTTCAGAGTTATGTGAATCAATTTTATCATGTGATGGCTAAAAAATTCTTCAATTTAAATAAACACACATTTGATGCTAAGCAGGAAGTAATTAGTAAATCATCGTTTTGGCTTGCTAAGAAACGATATGCGCAATGGATTATTCATGAAGAAGGTGCCTTATTAAAACAACCAAGATTGGAAGTAAAAGGTATCGACGTTGTCCGAACATCATTTCCAGCTTCATTTCGGACATTTATGGATTCTTTCTTGAGAAAATTATTGACTGCAGCTCCAAAAAAGGAACTTGATGATATGATTCTCAAATTCAGAGAAGATATAAAAACACTTGATGTTCTTGATATTGCAAAAAATACTTCTGTAAAATTTGTAAGTCAGGACGGTGTTCATAACTATAATCCAGATAATAGAAGGCCTCTTCAATTTGTCAAAGGAACGCCGGCACAAGTAAAAGCATGCTTAGCTTACAATGATTTGTTAATTAAAATGAAGTTAGAAAAACAATTTGAACCAATTCATCATGGTCAGAAAATCAAATGGGTATATTTACAAGATAATCAATATAACTTAGATGCTTTAGCTTTAAAAGGTGATGGAAATGACCCCGATGAAATATTGGAAATAGTTAATCGGTTAGTTGATAGGAAGAAAATGTTCGAACAGGAATTAAAGAGTAAACTAATAGATTTTTACAATGTATTTAAGTGGACATTTCCAAATTCGTCAATGGAAACTGCAAGCCAATTTTTTGATTTTTCTTAACATTCTATATTATGATGGAATGAATAATCTATTATAATATTGACGTAACTTTGAAAAGAAGTTACAATAATACGATGTTGAAAATAAAACAAAGTATATAAATTATGAATTATCCAACTGAAAAAGAACTCAAAGACTTACTAGAATCAGACCTAGAACTTAATGCTATTGCTCAATCAGGCCCTTCTCTTGAAAAGGGACATCATGTTGCTCCAGAGGTTGAAAGAATTGTCCGTGAAAAATTGTATAATGCTTATGGGGGCAAATATGAAGAATTTATTGACATATATAAAATAGGTCCCAATAAAGGCCAACCAAAACCTAAGAAGCAAGGAAAGGGAGTTAGAAAGGAACCAGATTACAAACTAAAAGATTTTCCTGACCAACCGGGTAATGTAAAAGCAGCATGTGTGTCTGAAAAAGATGGTGGACCTAATCTTTCATCTCTCTCTAAATACGCTACCCAATATATCGATGGTCAAATAAAAGCTTATTGGTTTCTTATTGTCAATTTAATAGATGGTAAAGTTTCTGTCAACTTTCATGAATTGTTTAGTGAACTTCTTCCAGTTTGCCGATTTGATTTTGGTCATGGACAATTAATGCTTGATAAAAGTAGATATTACAAATGGTTAAAAGAACCAAATCATACAAAACTTTCGCCAACAGAATCTATTGATTATTTATTGGAACTTATATCCAAACCAAAAAGAGAAAAATTTTACGAAAAAAGAGAAAAGAAATATTCCAAACTTGAAGAGAATTTACTTAAGAAAAAATTGGCGTTGAAACCTTCTTATGAGAACACGGAAGCACCAAAGGAATAATAAACGTCAAATGGGTCAATTTATGACCCCCAGATTATTGGCACAGAAAGTAATAGGAAATGACATTAAGAAAGAAGAGAATATTTTAGAGCCATCTTTCGGTGATGGCTCTTTTATTATAGAGATAGCAAAAAAATTGATGCCCATATATGACTATAATCTGGATAATGTATTTGACCACATATACGGCATAGAATTAGACCCAATTCTTTATAACAAGTGTTTACTGAATATAAAAAAAGAATTTGGTAAAATACCTGAAAAACACCATCTTATTAATGAGGATTTTTTACTGCATAATTTTGATGGAATATTTTTCAAACATATTTTGGGAAATCCACCGTTTGGGGGAACTATACCAATTAAATATCAAAATAAATTAGAAGAATTATATGGTAAAAGATATGGAAAAACTATAAAAAGAGAAAGTTATTCATATTTTTTAGTAAAAAGTGTAGGAATGTTGGAAGTAGAAGGAAAATTATCATTTATATGTAGTGATACTTTTCTTACAATAAAAACCATGTGCGGATTACGGAATTTTTTAATGCAAGAAGGACTTGTGTCAATCAAAGAATTGCCTGAATTTTCAGAGGAAACCAATTATGGCATGGTAATTATTGATTTCATAAAATCAAATAAAAAAGAATCTAACTATATTGAAGTCTTTGGACAAAAAATCTTCAAAAAGGATATGGAAAAAATAGGGAATTTGTCTTGGGGAAATGTTAATGAATACATGAAATATTTTATAGGCCCTCATTTATCAACTTATATTATTTGTAGTAGTGGGATGACTATAGGAAAAAATGAATATTTTGTCAGAGAAATAGTTGATGATAAAATAATAGAGCCATACAACTTTACATTTTATAATAAACCGATTACATTAAAAGATGAATTGAATAGAGCACATTTTAATAAGTTATCAGAATCACAAAAAGTAAAAATCACACACAAAGAACAAATGGGAGAAACAAAAAAAGATGTCAAAATTGAACCTTTAACAGTACCTGAATCAATAATGATTCCAAATGATTACTATAAATATTATAATAAAATGGTCCCCGGTGATGTATATGTAGAACCAAAATATGTAATTTATTGGAGAAATGATGGTGAAGCGGTTAAAATGTTTAAAAAAAATGGAAATTGGTATCTTCATGGTATAGGGGGATTGCCCTTCTTTGGAAGAGAAGGAATTACATGGAATCTAATAGGTTCTAAAATCAACCCAAGATATTTGCCAAAAGGTTATATTTTGGATAGTGGGTGCCCATGTGGATTTCTGAAAAATGGTGTTGAAAAAGACGAATTATTCTTTATTATGGGGTGGCTTTTAACTTCCATGGCAAATGATATTCTCAAAAATGTTATAAATCATACCAGAAATATTCAGGGAAAAGATGTTGAAAAACTTCCATATCCTATATGGGTTTCAGATTCTACAAAACATAAAATAATAGATTATGTTAAGTCGATTATTGATTTAAAGAAAAATGGAACTCCGTTGGAAAATAGTTATGTTGAAGTTCTAACAGAGTTATTTGATTTTCAGATTGAAAAAAGTGGTGTTGACTAAATACATTATTTGTGATATAATGTACTATTATGAATATGACACCTTTAATCAATCGACAAGCGATTAAACGAATGGCTCTTAAATTGAGTAAATCAATCAGAGCAGGTAGATTTACTAGAGTTGGTAGTGAATTTTTTATTCGCGTGAATTCACGGTTGGATGCAATTATTCGTGAAGAAGTTCACAAACATCCAAGCATTGGAAAGACATTGAAATGAAAAAACATGGGAAAACATATAAGCCTGTAGGTAGGTTAAAAATTCCTACAACGATTCCTATCTTGATTTCAGGAGTAGGTATGATTAATACAAATAAAAATATGAAAATAACAATTGAATGTGAAATGAAAGATAAGTGGGTTCCTCATTTTTTGGGAATGCTTTATCATATGGAAAAATTGGGTAAACTGGGAAGTTCAAGAAGAATATCAATATATGCAGATGGTGATGGCGATTTTAGACCAAGATTTAAGTGTATTCAATCAAGTGAACCACTTCCTTTGCCTGCTAAACCTGTTGAGGAAATTGATGGCAATACGATATTTGATGCTGGTTAATTATGTCAGATAAAATTTTCAATTTTGATGACCAATTAAAAATCGGTAACAATGGAGAAACCGATTTTATGAGGATTTATGAAAAGCTTGAACCTAAAAAAAGTTTAGATAATTTTCGTATTGACTTTCTTCTTAATAATGGTAAGACTATAGAATTAAAGACTGATAATTATGACATGAATAAAACCCCAAATTTTTTCATGGAACAATATACAGTTTCAGGAAATAAAAGTGATTTGGGTGGTCCTTGGCGTTCAAAAGAACATAACGTTGATTATTTTGTTTATTATTTTATTAAAAATAAAGTATTCTTTTGGTTTGACCCTGTTTCATTGTGTGAATGTTTGGATAAGTTCATAAGAGAAAATGAACTCAAACAAATTTCAATACCAAATGTAGATAAGAATGGTGGATGTTATAAAGCGTTGGGATTTAAGATTCCAAGAGATAGTTTAAAATCTGTTCTTCTTAAAGAACATAAAATATGAAAATAAAAAGTAAAAAATTAAGTAAAATTGAAAAAGAAATTGGTAAATGTATGGAAAAGTATATAGGAGAGCCTATAGATGATATCACTTTGTCAAAAATTGAAAAATCAGTCCAAAAATTAATAAATAATTGTTTTCCAAATCAATATAAAGTTATAATGGACAGGTCAAATAATTCTCCAAAAAATATAGACAATCAAATTTTAAATATTGACCTAATTTTAAAATGAAGTTTGATTACACAATCAAAGAAGTAAATAAATTTACCGCAGCTAAATTAGTTCAACAACATCACTATTCCAAGGTAATGCCTAAACTTACCAAGCATTATCTTGGTGTATTTATTGGTGATAAGATGGTTGGTGTACTAACTCTTGGATGGGGAACGCAACCCCGCCAAACTATCAATAAACTTTTTCCCGGTCTTACAACCAAGGACTATTATGAAATTGGTAAGATGTGTATGCTTCCTGAAATGCCCAAAAATTCTGAATCACAAATGTTATCTGCAATTATCAAATGGATAAAAATACATTTGCCAGAAAAGCTATTTCTATATACATGGGCTGATGGTATTGTTGGTAAAGTTGGTTATGTGTATCAATCAGCAAATTTCTATTATGGTGGTTTCATTTGGACGGATATTTATATTAGCCCTGATGGGGAGAAAATTCATCCAAGAACCTCACATAATCTTTGTATAGAGAATGCTAAGTTTTGTAATAAAGAAAAGATATTCTGGTTGACCCGAGATTTTATGAAATTGAAAGGAATCACTAGAATAAGAGGAAAACAATTCAGATATATTATGCCTTTATCTAAAATGGCTAGAAAAATGCTTGACAAATCTACTGTTAGATGGACAATAGATTATCCTAAAGAAGAAGATTTAGAATGGAAAAAACAAATTGATGGTGGTTATGAACTAATTAAAGAATTGCCAAAAATTGATTTGGGAATGGTCAATATAAATAAAAAGAATGTCAATTCTTATAAAAGGGAAGAAAATCAATTTTTTGGATAATAAAAGGAAATATGCATTATAAAGATGGAACAGAAGCAATGGTTGGAGATATAGCTCGTGGTAAAGGATTTAATATTCCTTATGAAATTGTAGCTCCAGTGACAAAATTAAAACCTGAAGGTGGTAAATGCAATCTTGAACTTAAAGTTGTTAAAGCTACACTGATACCGGGATACAATGATGGTGATGGTGGAATCGGATGGATTCCCGAACAATGGACTTTTGATATGATTGACGAATATGGTGACGTTTCTGAATTTGAATTGATTTACCGAAAAGGTTGGAAGAGAGTTCAATCCCGTAATCTTGTTTGGGAAAAAAGCTGTTAATTATAGTTTTAATGAGTGAAAAATTTACAATAGGTTATAAATCCATTTTTGATACACCTGCTGATGCTTATGTCAATACCATTAACTGTGTGGGTATAATGGGCGCTGGTATTGCTTTGGAGTTTAAGAAACGTTATCCTTTGATGTTTGAACATTATAAAGAACTATGCTCTAAACATGCAATTCGTCCCGGTGATTGTTACACTTATTTTGACCACGAACATCAGATTTATCTTCTTGGATTAGCAGTAAAAAATGATTGGCATTATTGGAGTACTCTTGAATGGATTGAATCATCAATTAAATCGTTAAAACTTGCTATATTGGAGAATGACATTAAATCAGTAAATATGCCTTTACTCGGAGGAAAGAATGGAAGAAGAGGCCCATATGGAAAAGTGGAGGGATTTACACCGCCGCCAGACAGAATTGAATTGAAAAAATTGATTGAAGAAGAACTTAAACCATTCGCTGAAAAATTTCAGATAATTATCAATTTGTGTTTACCTGATGAACAACCAAAAAAACAAGAAGTTACATTGGATTCATTTATATGAACAGAGAAATAAAATTTAGAGTTTGGGATGATGTTGAAAAGAAAATGCTTTATCCAAAGGATATTTTTAATGAACAGAGTATTTTTTATGAAGATGATGAAAATGGTAATCTTTTGATAAATAGAGTTATTGATAGTTATGGTGTAAGGCGAAGTCTGGCCATCCAACAATATACCGGTCTTAAAGATAAACATAGCAAAGAAATTTATGAAGGAGATATCATAGAAACTATATACCAATCCAAAGGTTCAATAATTTACTTAAACGAATTTGGTGGATTTAGAATTATAGTCAATGAAATATGTCTTCCTATTGTGACGGTTAGATTTATTGATGAAAAACCAAATGGATTATTATTAGTTGTTGATAAAATAATAGGTAACATTTTTGAAACACCAGAATTACTAAATAAAATATAAAAAATAGACAAAGAATAAAACGTATGGTAATATATTACCAAAATTGGAGAATATAAATATGGAAAAGAAACACATTGAAACATTTATTAAAAAATATAATTTGGGCGGTACCATCGAGGGCGTTCTTTGGTCTAATAATAACAACGATTTGTCAGTAACCGCGATGACTTCTGATAGGAAGTTGTTCACTTCTGTTCAGTTGGAAAAAGCGGCTACATTCTTTAGCGGTATAGAAATAGGTATATCAGACACCAACAAACTTAAAAAAATGTTGTCGCCTCTCGCAGATAATATTGCCTTATCGTTGGATATTGATGAAAACGATGTGACAAGAGTTCGTCAACTAATTGCCGAAGATGGAAAAATCGGAATCAACTATGTAACAGCTGGCGTTGATGTTATTGACCCTGTTCCAACTATGAAGAATGTTCCACCATTTACGGTAGAAATTGTTTTTACACCTGAATTTATTGATGCTTTTAATAAATCATTTGGTGCTATTGATGATAAGGATGCCTTATTTACCCTTATTATGAGTAAAAAGAAACAGAAATTGGAAATGGTATTAGGTTATAAACAAAAAAATTTGTCAGATAGAATTGCTATGGAAGTCACTGCTACTGCTGGTAAAGATATAGTGAAAAATCCAATAAGTTTTAGTGCCAAGCATCTTAAAGAAATTTTATCTGCTAATGGTGAAGTGAATAATCCAGTTCTAAACGTGTCAGAAGCTGGATTGGCTAGTATAGCTTTTAATGATAGTGGATTTAAGAGTCAATATTATTTAGTTAAAATTGATGTAGAAGATTAAAAAATGGAATAAATATGAAAATAAATAAAAATACACAAAAATACTATGGTTTGTTTTACAAGAGTCACGGTGAGTGGATTGGCCCGTGGTTTCAAGAAATTCTTACAAAGAAACAAATAAGAGAAGAACTACCCGGACTCAGACGTGTTCTGAAATCCAAAGTCATTGCTAAAAAAGTTAAGTTCGTGTAATTATGGATTTCTTGGTTGAATATAGTAAACCCCTCAAAAAAGACCATTCATTGTGGGTGGAAAAATATAGACCATCCACAATGGATGAATATATTGGGAATGAAAGTGTTAAAGAGAAAATCAATCAATATATTCAGAAGAATGACATTCCGCATATTCTTTTATTTGGCCCTGCTGGAACAGGTAAAACTTCACTGGCTAAGCTTCTAACAAAAAATATTAATTGTGATTATCTTTATATTAATGCTTCAGACCAAAATGGAGTTGAAGATGTAAGAATCCAAATGAAGAATTATGCTTCTTCAGCAGGGTTTAAGCCTCTTAAAGTTATTATTCTTGATGAAGCTGATAGATTAACTGCTGATGCTCAAGGTGTTCTTAGAAATATGCTGGAGGCTTATTCAGCTCATACAAGATTTATTCTCACATGTAATTTTGTGGAAAAAATGATTGCTCCAATTTCTTCTAGGGTTCAATCATTTGAAATTAAACCAATATCAAAAAAAGATGTAGCTTTAAGGTTGGTGGAAATTTTACAAAGTGAAAATATATCGTTTACACAAGAAGATATTATTTTTATAATAAATACTTATTATCCTGATATTAGAAAAATAATTAACTTTGCTCAACAATCAACAGTAGAAACAAAAGATGAAAATGGAAATGTTTCTCTCAAAATTAAGATTTCTAAAGAAAATGCTGTAGAGATGGATATGTTGAATAAATTAGTAGATTTATTGAAAAACCCCAATAAAGCTGGGGTATTTAATGAAATTCGTCAAATGACTACGGAATTTGATGCAGGTTCGTTAGAAACAGTATATAGATATTTATTTGATAAAGTAGAAGAATATGCTAAAGGAAAAGAAGCATTGATTATATATGAGTTAGCTGATTCTATATATCAAGCAGAGTTAGTTATACCAAAAGCTAGAGATATAACATTTTTAGCATGTATATATAAAATACTTAAACATTTAAAATAAAGGAAAATATGGAATTACCACGCACATTACCAAAAGGTAGAGAACAAAAAAGAATTCTTGGTGAATTTTATGACCTCTATAAAGATAGAAAATGGTTATCTAGAGCTGAATTAATTGAAATGCATCCTGTACATTTGAAACCGACACTCCAAATTTATTGTGAATATGAACCCGCATTAGAAAGAAGAGAATTAGTTCAATTTTCTGCTCTCTATAATTTAGCATTGGAAATTTTTATTCGTTCAAATCAAGCATAACATTGTCAATTTAAAATAAGAAAAATTATGGATAATCAACCAGAACAAACAACCCAAATAGAATTACCACACTATTACAAACAGTTACCAGATAGATTTAGATTAGCCTTAGGCGAATTTTACGATAATTCCAAAACTAAACAGTGGTTTCGCAGGGCAGAAATTATTGAAAATCATCCTACACATATGAAACCTACTCTTGAAATTTACTGTGATTATAATCCGGTATTGGAAATGAAGGACATACTTCAATTTATTGACAAGTATGGTTTAGCGTTGGAAATTATTGCTCGTTCACACCAAGGGTAAAAATAAGTTTTAGTAAATATTTAGCATAATTGTGAAAAATCTATTATACAGAACAAAAACGTACTTAGTAGGTCCAATGCAATATAAGAACGGGGAAGATTGGAGAAATAAAATTACGGTTATATTGAAAAAAATGGGGGTTGTAGTTTTCAATCCTTATCACAAACCATTCTTAAAAGACATAAAAGAAGACGATAATACAAGAAAACATATTAGTGAATTGATGGAAGAAGAAAAATACGATGAAGTTCAAGAGAGAATGAGAGAAGTTCGTGCGTATGATTTAAACTTGGTTGATAGGTCAGATTTTATTATAGCATATATTGACCCAAAAACTCCCACTTTTGGTGCAGTAGAAGAATTGGTCACTGCTGTAAGAATGAAGCGGCCAACTTTCATTGCTGTTGAAGGGGGTAAAAAACTTTGCCCTTATTGGTTACTTGGGATGTTTCCACACAAATACATCTATGATAGCGTAGATAATATATCAAAGATGTTGATTAAAATTGATAATGGTAAAAAAGAAATTGACTCTGATAGATGGCGTTTATTAAAAAAAGAATATAGATAATTATGATAATAAAAATTTTATTAGCGTGTGGAATATTGCTTTTTCTTACTTGGTTGTTAAATAGAAAACCAAATTCTCCATCAGAAGGAATATGAGGAATGAAAACCGGAGTCCAGATAATAGAAGAAGAACGCCAACGACAAATTTTAGTTGAGGGTTGGACTCCAGAACATGATGATACACATACATTAGCAAGCATGACAATGGCTGCTATTTCTTATGCTGTTATTGCTGCCTCCAAATCTGGTCGTTCAATTACTGGAGATTGGAATGGACTTTCTGAAATAATGTGGCCAGTAGAATGGGATAAAAAATGGTGGAAACCAACTGATAACCCAATCCGAAATCTTGCTAAAGCTGGCGCTCTCATTGCTGCAGAAATTGATAGACTTCAAAGATTACATTAAGTAATTCTTACCTTAAATAGACAAAGTTTTAGACAATGCCATACTATTTATATGCATGGCAAAAAAAGTCATTAAAAGAGTTATTAAGGAAAATACCTTTGAAGCAGGACCATCAGGGGGAACGGGCGCAACAAACTACCAAACTCCCTACGGTACTCCAAGCGGTGGAAATACCACACAAGGTCCATCTCATTTTTCTTCTTCCGATAAAGCAGACCATTTTTATCCTAATACTCCTTCTGGTTCTGCTATGCCTTCTTCATCTGATGAAACAGGTAATAGAAGCAAAATAAAAACAGGATATCCAGATGGTAAAATAGTTGATATGGACAAAAGTGAAACTGATGATGGTGAAGGAATAGCTGGGAAAAATATGGGAACTCAGATTATGAGTCCTGCTGGAGCAGCTGGCAATAAACAAGCAGACAGACCTTTAAATCCAGACCAACGTTTTGACCCACAGGTTGACAAACTATTTCAAGGAAAAAGACATACTCCATCTCCCGATGAAATAATGTCAGCACTTCAATACGAATTAAGTCAGATGGTTAAGAAAGATAAATCTATAGCTAAACAAACAGTATTGAAAAATCTTAAAACCGACCCACATTACTACAGTAGGCTACTTATGTTAAATATTGATGATAAAAAAATGAAAGTTGATGAAACCACTTTTTCTAAAACTAAAGCAGTTCTTGATGAAATGATTGCTGCTAAAAAGAAAAATAGAGCAGTAGAAAATTCTCCTGAAATAACCGAAATCTTTAAGGATTTATACGATAAAAGAAATGCCTTAAGAAAATAAACCAACCTTAATATTTTGTTGGTTTTAACAAAACAAATGAATATTTATATACATTATGGAATATCGAGATTTCTTCAAAAATAAAAAGGCAACTGTGAAAGACATTGAACAACTTCTACCAGAAGGTGTTGACCCAAAAGAATTTCAAAAAGGCATCATTGCTGAATTTAAGCATACCGAAGATGAATTTACCGCTGCAAAAATTGCAAGTAAAAATCTACAAGAGGATGCAAATTACTATTCTAAAATTCAAGAATCAATCGAAGATGAAGAAGAATGCGTAGGAGAAGGTTGTGAAGAAGAAGAAGAATGCGCAGAATGTATAGATGATAATGGTGGACTTCCTCTTATGGGTGGTGCTCTAAATATTCCCCATCATGGCCAACCTATTCGCCTTGGTAAAATTATTCAAGTGGGTAAAGAATTTGGTGGTCCAGCTAGTGGTGAATTATCAGGTATGACTAAAACAGGAGTAACTAAAGACAGGGGTGGTGTTCCAGCCATTGAACCCGGTGATAAAGAACCTATAACAGCTGCAGGTAAAGGAACTAATAAGAGTTCTATTGCTTCTAAATCTGTTGGTGGTACTGTAGTACCGGGAGAAGGTCAGAAACAAGGCGGTCTAAATACTAAAGGAACTATTGCTAGCACACCTAGATTAGATGAAAATAAAAAACAAGTTCGTGAAATTGTCAAGGAAGTTTTAAAAGAAGTTAGATTTGATGAAAATTCAGGTAAATGGGTAAAAATTGATGAAGGCAAACACAAACCCGGATGTAAATGTGCATTTTGTATGAATAAAGGAAAATTTGGTAAGAAATCTAAAACGGATAATGAAAAAGAAGATGTTGATGAAAGTACAGTTGATATGAAAATGGGACCATCTTACAAAGTTGTTCAACCTACATTAGCAAAAACTTCTGAACCAGACTTCTTTGCAAGAACTAATCAGTATGACCCAGAAATAAGTGAAATGTATGATGAAGAAGAAGAATGCAAGATGAATAATCGTTATGTTGAATTGGCAAATGCACAACGTAATCTTAATGAAAATGAATTATCCGAATTAAAGTCTCTTCGTGAAAAAATTGATAGACTGGAAGAAAAGAAAAGAAAAAAAAGATTTCTCAAACAAGCAATCAAAAAATCCCATAAGGGATATTGCACGCCTATGACCAAGCCAACTTGTACCCCACATAGAAAAGCGCTAGCAAAACGATTGAAACCGGGCGGGGACCTTTATCAAAAAGCTCATGGTAAAGAAGAACAGCAAGAAACTTTTAAAAAAACAATGGAACCACATTTTGGTTCTGATTGGGCAGAAGAAGAAGAAGAAGAAGGATATGAAGAAGATGAAGGACTTTCTCTTGAAGAAATAGTCAATATGAAGATGGGTCCAGCCTATAAAGTGGTTCAACCTACATTAGCAAAAACATCTGAACCGGATTTCTTTGCTAGAACAAATGAATACGACCCAGAAGTAAGTGAAGCTATAGGGGAAGAAGGTGGTGTTGAAAAAGGTCATAAAGGACAAGCTGGATTTAATTTATGGCTATGTCGTGACCCTAAATGTCGCCAAGAAGTAACAGCAAAAGAAAAACCAGAAGATATTAAATGGAATGATGGTCATGTATGCCGTTTTGAAAAAATAGAAGAAGAATCGGTAGAAGAAGTTGGTGGACAAGCTGTTCAACATAGTTCTTATAGAACCGTTGGTCATGGTAATCTTCCACAAAGCGGAAAACAAAGATGGGCTGATGATTTAGATGAAGCAAAAAAAAGAAGTAAAGTAGTTAAGACCATCCAAAAAGGTATGAAATCAAAAACAGCTACATTTGCTCAAAAATTAAAACACCAACCACCTAAAAAAACAACCAGTGGTGTTCATAAAAGAAAGCCGTAATTTTCAATGTGGGTCTTAAAAAATCACAAAAAAATGTAAGTGCTTATCGCTCTCATATGGAGATGCGAGAAGGTCTTAGTTTTAGTGATTATTTTGATGATTCTGTTCCTTACGAAGTAAAACCTCTTCCTCCGGTTACTCCAACTATGGAAGAAGATGATAATAAGTTTGTTGGACATTCTGATTTTCCTACTCAAGCCAAAGATTTATTTAAAGGTCTTTGGGAAACCGAAAATTTATTAAACAGTAAATATGACTCTTTTTGGTTAGATAAAATAGGGAAATTTTATTCTGCTGGTAGTTCACATTTCCACTGGGCCCAAATGTATTTAAGACAAAATAATGTTGTGCATGGCGAATATACAGTGTCAGAAAAAATGTTTGAGTTGGGATTTATTAAAGTTTCATTGTTTAGATTATACAAAAAGCTTAATTTTGAATATGATAGAAAAATAGGTCCTCCAAATTATCGTCAAATGGCAAAATTAAAAAATGCAGCAATAGAGTTAGGATATACTTTACATGATACTATAACAAATAAATCAATAGAACTTACAGAGTCACTTTTACTTAAAAATATCTTAAATTGTCCAAAAACCAATAAATTGATTTTGAAAGAAGCAGCAAGAATTCTATCTCCAAATACACACTACTTTTTGGATCCCCAAGGAGAATTTCACAACGTTGACATAGAAGGCAGTCATATGAACTGGACTAAAAAATATATGGCTTCTAAAGGACTTACGTATCATAGTGAAGGAAATCCATACGCAGCAGCATTCAAATTAGGATTAATTAGAATAGTAACTGATGAAAATATGATGGTTATTGACCATTCAAAAGAAGTATTGCCCACCGAACTTCAATTAAAGATATTAAAAGATACGGCTAAAAAATCTGGGTTAATTCTGTTTGATAATACTCTTAATAAGACTATAAACCTTACAGAATCATCAAATTTACTTGATAATAGAAGGATTAAAGACCTATTTATAGAAGGTATGATGCCCGATGACATAGATACATTTAAATCGCACTTGGTACAGTTATTTGCTCATTTACAAAAAGAGTTAAAATTCAAAATTGTTCCAAAAGTAAAACTGTTGTCAAATGACAAGAATGCTGCAAAAGTTTTAGGCAAAACAGCTTATTATGACCCTGATACTAGAACAATTAATTTATATGTAACCGATAGACATCAAAAGGATATTCTTCGTTCTTTTTCCCATGAAACAGTTCATCATTGGCAACATGAGAATGAAAAATTTCAAACGAGTAGAACCGGAGGTAAGGCTGGTGAAGACCCCCAATATGCTCAACACAATCCTTGGTTGCGACAGATGGAAAAACAAGCATACTTACTTGGTAATATAATCTTTCGTGATTGGGAAGACCAGAAAAAAGCTAAAGACCGAAAAAGTGGTAAAAAAATGGTTGAACTGCATGGGAAGAATAATGTATCCAAAGATTCTCATACTCCTATAATGAAAAAATATTATCGTCCATCTCACCCCTGTAGAAAGCATACAGAAGGTCCGTATCCTAATCCTGAAGGAGATGATGGCGAATGTATTAGTGAAAAAACATATTTACTTGGTAAGGAATATCCACGGAAAAAAATGGATTATAGTGGATAAAAAAATTGATAATATGCTTCTTAATGAAATAGTAAAAGGAGTGATATTGGAAAGAAAAGCAAGTTCCTTCCTTAAATTTTATCACGAATTGGAAAAAGGATATGACCCTGATGATGCTATTTTGTTTGACTGTTTGATGACTTTAAAAGAATACTATGAAGATTATATTGATTGGTATGATAAATATCCAGACAAAAGAAAAACAGATATGGAAGTATATCCACATTTTAAAAAACGACTGGAAGAAATAAATGTGGCTTTGGAATCAGATGATATAAAGAAAAAAATAATAGCTATTGATAATGGAATTAACCAATGGCATTTAGATTTTCCCGTAGTTTGGCATTTATGGATGGATGCTGGTGGTGAGAATGAAGAAGGAAACGAATGGGAACAAGTTAGGGATTTATTAATAAATCTGGATAAATTGCCAAGTGAAAGTCCATATGAAAGAATTTATGAACCAACGGCTGTTTAGGAAATTATTTTATGACCGACTTCAATCAAAGTGAAAATCAGTTGAGTTTGGGATTTGAAGAATATCCAGATTTAAAGACTAGCATTATTCCCGACTTTAATCAAGTAATCACCAAGAAAATAGAGACAATCAAAAGTAAGTTTGACCCTTACCAAATAATGATTCAGAAAAAGAAAATAAATGATGGTGAAACTGAATATACCACCCCGAAGCAAACTTGGCTTGAAAAAGATATAAAAGTATTAGAAGACTTTTGCGAGCAACATGGGATTATTGGATTCAATTGTGGTAGAATGTCACCTATTGCTGCTTTAGCATTTCTTAAGCAAGAACTTGGTATTGTTGATACTCCGTTGAAAGAAAAAATAAACGGTAATAATCCAAATTATCCATATACAAATGCAATAAAGAAAAAGATGATTTTGAATAGTTAATCGGATAACACAAATTTTTCCATATCACTGTAGTAATTTTTAACCCACTCTTCTCCAACTTTTATTTGCTTATCAGAAAATTTTGCTAAAGAAAAATTTTCTTTTACAGTTGGATTTATACTCAAATAATTTTTTCCAAAAATTTGTTTCAATTGATAATCGGTTTCTTGTGAACCACTTTCAAACATTACCGAAACAGTTCTAATAATATTCATCAATGCTCCACAATGTATAAAACGAAGAGGATTCCACCGTTGAGGATATTGGCCGCAATGAAGTGTTAAAATCCTCATATTTTTTACTTTATATTTTAACTTAATAGCATCAGCGTATGTACACATACCCGGATTATTTGAGTTGGTGTCTCCGCCATCCCAAAATACATTATTACCATCCCTGAATGCTGGAAAATAAAATTGAGCAGAAGATGAAGCTCTAACTGCTTTCCATAATAAAGTATTATCTCCCTCATACGATTTAAAGAAGAATGGTTCATCGGTTGTCAGATTAAACGCTGGAATTAATATTTCAGTTTTACAATCTTTGAGAGTTTTATTATCAAATTTTTCTTTCAATAGTTTTTCTATCACTTTATCTGAATACATTGGATAGAAGAATCCAAAAGGATTCCACCATTTTTGATTATACCATTTTCTTTTAAAGATTATGGGAGCATCTTCTATAAAAAAATTCATACATTCTTGAGCTGTTTTATCACTTGCTAATAATGCAGCTACTATAGCTCCAATAGATGTGCCTCCTATCAAATCGAAAATTTCATGGCATTTTTTCCCTGTTTTCTTTTCTAATTTGGCTAATAAACAGCAATACATGTATCCTTTGCATCCGCCGCCTTCCAAATTCAAAATCCTTAATATTTTTTTATCTTTCATTTTAGAAATTTTTGTAATTAAATAACCAAAAAACGGATAGAATAATTATTCTATCCGTTATTGATTGTTCATTTATTGTTATTATTAGTGTTTTATAATAGATGGTCTTCCTACATATGGTTTTGCAATTCTTAACATAGAAACCGTATTTGTATTATTACTTGTTCCCAAAGCTTCATCAAAACCAGTTGTAATAGCATCTAAAAATGTTACCGCAACAGCATTACTATTGACCTGACTGATTACATATTGACTGTAAAATCCATCATAAACTACAATCGTTGAATCTATAGCCAATTGTATCCATTGATTTTTTAAGTTAGGACTAATCGCATTTAAGTCTGATTCAAATGTTGAGGGACTTAAATCTTTACCTGTAGCAAAAGTTTTGATAGCCGAATCAGCTAAAGAAAACCACACAACATTATTTGTATTTTGTTGAATAGCATATTCAGCCCCCATATAGGCTGCTTGTTGAATTACTACGGCTGCAGCATTGATTTGAGATTGATTGTCCGTGGTTACGCAACCAGTGAAGGTAAATAATCCTAGAACCATTGCTACTAAACTTATATAAGTTGACATTTTTTTCATTTATTTTCCTTTTATTTGTTTGTTTGTTTTTCCTCACCGTTGTTATATATCTTTCACAACAGTCCAAAAATCAGATGCTAAGTTTTGATTTGTAATATAACTATAAGGCATCATAAAATATCCATTATCATTTAATCCCCAACCAGTTCCCCACGAATTTCTAATAAGAAATGTTTGTTGAGTATCATCATATCCGACAGCCATTACAGCATGACCACCAATTGCTTGTTCATTAGGTTGAGGCATCTTTAATATTCCCGTTGATGCCATTTCCGAAGATTCAAAATAGTCATAAACGTTGAATCCGAACACAAAACATTGACCATTGGCCAAACACGTTTTCATATCAGTTATGGTATTTAGAGAATAATAACTGTGAATAACATTTGGTAAAGCATCGGTATAACATTGACTTGAAGGCATCTGAGTAAAATTGGCTTCTATATAAGGCCATTCACTTTCAATACAAACGCCTTGGTCGGCTAAAGCTTTTGCTCCATCTCTTAATTCAGCACCAGAATCTTGACTAACAGTTCCTTCAATTACCCTTTCATTGTAATAAATAAATAGGCGACTTAAATCATTGTATGACCCACTACCATTTTGGTTGTTTTTATTCTCATTATATTGAAGTAATCCTGCCCAAGCATTAGATGTACAAGACCCTAATTGTCCTTGGTCTTCAACTGGAGAACACCATTGTATATTACTGACAACAGGCGGTAAATCACGAAACAAAAGTTTTTTTAAACTAACCATTCTTCCGAAATGATAATCCCTAACATCATCTTTGGATTTCTTCCAACCATATTTTCTTTGTGTTGTTTTCATTTTTATTTTTAACTGATAGTTGTTATCATAACTTTATTAGTCTAAATCTAATCTTGTAGCATATGTTTTATATCTGTTTTGACTGCCAAACATGCCAAGGAATCCAGAACCATTACCATATTTGAGTCCAATATGCGCACCACCTAAGATATCAATTCCAGCTCGGTCAGATGTATTGCATATAGCATATCCAACCCCAGCTTCAAATCTTGACCCTATCACCCAATTTTTTTCTTGTCCAGTAAAAGAAAAATTGGCTACTTCACTTCTAGTAAAATTCCATGCTGCACCATCTCCTACAAACGTTCTTACAATTCCTATAAATGGAATATGATTAGTTATTCCAAATTGCAAGTTTGCATTTGCATCAGCCCAATCTGAACCAATATGATATCCGCCAAAACCAACTGCGGTATGAGTACTGGTTGGAATGGATAGTAATACTGCTTCAATAGGCTCTTTTGTTTGTGTATTAATACCTCCACCGAATTGAAGATGAGCTTCTCCATTAGTTGTAAATGGTTGAATAGTTAAAAATGATTCAACCAAATCAGTACCAAATTTTGACAAATCTGACCCTAACATTTTACTTTTCATCACAACTTTTACTGGTGGAGTATTTGTTTGCTGTTGAGCATAACCTGAAAATCCTAACGTCAACAATATTGTCGTTACTATAACTAATTTTAGAATCATATACATGAAATAAATATCAGCACCATAAAAGAAAACAATTTATTTGTTGATTATATAATATAAATGATGCTTTTCCAATATAAAAACTTGTAATATACACAATCTTAATACATAATGCCAATATTGACACTACATATAGTGTGATATGAATAGATTCTATATACAGGATTCAACGATAGGTAAGTTTGTCACCTTCCCAACGGTGCCTGAACTTGTTAAATATTTGAGTGATATGATTCCTCGAGCATTTCATATACCAAGGGAGCAATATGTTCAAAATCTTATAGATTTAGGATATGGTTATGATGACCCTGATGGTGCTATGCTTACTCGTGCAATATCTGAAGAATTTAATATTGGAGTTATTAGTAAAGACAACATCTACGTAAAAACTGACGTTCACACAGCCGCTGCCTTCCAAAAAGAAGAATACGGTGATTAACAAGTGTAGGTCATTTGTTAAAGAATGATAAACTTGGATATTCAGTGGAGCGATCCTTATCAATGGGAAAATAAAGACGGTGAACTTGTGTGGCGCCGTGTTTGGAAAATTCCTGTAGAATACCGTCCACCGTTTTTTGCTTTTTGGAACAAAGCTAAATATAAATTGTGGGGTGAAGGTTTCTCTGTTGCCAAAGTTGATGACGATTGGTGTCTTTATGAAACCAAAGTTTGTATAGAAAATTTTAGTGAGCTTGATGGCCAGAAGCCACCCTCCCCCCCTTTAGAGGCTGAAGATTTCTGGCTACCCCCCTACAAGGTTGAAAATGAGAAAGGTCTTAGGTCTTGGCAGATAGAATCTGTGAGTAAGCTAGTTACTGCTATTAATAAAACCGGTTGTGCAATAGATGGTTCTGATACAGGTGTTGGTAAGACTTATGTAGCTTGTGCTGTTGCCAGAGAACTTAAAATGAAAATGCTTGTAGTATGTCCAAAAGCTGTAATGGAACCTTGGAAACGAGTAATAGTTAATCATTTTAAGATGAAGGATTTATTGATTGGTATTATTAATTATGAACAAATACGAATAGGTAAAATAGATTCTCCATTTGCTTCATATATTGAAAGCAAAAAAACTCATAAACGAAAATTTATATGGAAAATTCCAAAAGATACGTTGATTATTTGGGATGAATCACAAAAACTTAAAAATTGGAAAACTAAAAATTCGAAGACGTGCATTGAAGCACTCAAGCAAAACTATAAGATGTTATTCTGTTCAGCTACTAATGCAACCAATCCCCTCGAACTTAGAACAGTGGGCACTTGTTTAAAATTATTTAAGGGCGCAACAGCCTATTATCAGTGGTGTTATGAACATGGAGTTTATAAAGGTCGTTTTGGTTTAGAGTTTACTTCTGATATGAAACTTAGGCAAAAAGTTTTAAAAAAATTACATACAGATATTTTCATTAATAGGGGAGTTCGGTTGACCCGTGATACAATTCCTAATTTTCCTGAATCTGAAATTATTGCTGAATGTTATAACATGGATGACGAAGATGTTAAGAAAATTAACAAGTGTCATGAGGAAATGCAGAAAGAATTAAAAGAATTAGCCAAGTTGACCAAGGCTGATAAGGCTAGTGAATTGACTGCAATCCTGCGCGCGCGTCAAGGTATAGAATTAGTGAAAGTTCCTCTATTTATGGACATGATTGAAGAGGGGTTAGAAGATGGAATGTCTGTAGTGGTCTTTGTCAATTTTACTGAAACTCTTCGAGCTATAGCGAAAAGATTAAATACTCTATGTATTTTTGATGGTAAAACCAAGGATGAAGTTCGTCAACAAAGTGTAGATGATTTTCAATCTGGCAAAGAAAAGGTGATTTTGGTGAATATAGCTAGTGGGGGTGCGGGCTTGTCTCTTCATGATATAAATGGTATGAATCCACGTTTAACCTTGATATCACCAAGTTATTCTGCTGTATTGATGAGGCAAGCTACTGGTAGAGTGTGGAGAGAAAATGCAAAAAGTAAAAGTGTTCAAAAAATAGTATTTGTAGCTGGAACAGTTGAAGAGCAAGTTTGTGACAATGTTAGAGAAAAACTTAAAAATCTTGACCTTCTAAATGATGGAGATTTAAAATATGAAAAAAGATATGAAAGCGTCAGCGCTTAAAAAAATAGTAGTAAAATGTGCAGATTTCTGGGTGGATGAATTTGAAATCGATTCAGAAATCTTTGATGACGTTTACGTTGAAGCTGCTACTCGTGCTATTGAAAAAAGGAAAGATTTGCCGGGATTCAGAGTGACTGTTGTTATTGAATGTTGGGAAAAAAAAGATTTTAAAAAACCCGAAAAACATTTTTGTTATAATACCTATCGTGTTTTAATCAATGCTGGATTACATGGAAAAGCTGAAATGCTTCGTCTTAACTTTATGAGATTACATAATATTGACCTTCAAAAAGAAAGTTTGAGAGGAGAAAATGGAAACACAACAAACCAATCAAGTACCGGTGACAATGGAAAATAAAGTTCTGGATATTGTAGTGAAGGAATTACAAGAAGTTAAAAAAAAGGTTGCTAACATTGAAAATAAAACTGTTTTAGAAGAATTACAACTTCCAGAAGAAGATTTAAAAGCTCTTGGTGTTATTAAAGATAATCCTAGAAGACTTAGAAGAGGTAGAGGCGCTAGACCACTTCTTGAATCAGAAATAAAAGAAGCTCAAGAACATTGTGATAATGCTATGGCTTGTGCTAGATATCTTAATGTAGGATATAATTGTTATAAAAAGTGGGCAAAAACTTATAACTTGTTTAAAACAAATCCTTGGGGTAAAAATGCTAAAAAAAGATATTGGGCTCCCAATAAAGGCAAATATCCACTTAATCAAATACTTGAGGGCAAATTTCCAAATTATCCCATTTATAGGCTTAAAGACCTTCTTATAAGAAGTGGAATAAAAAAAGCAGAATGTGAAAACTGTGGATTTGATGAACACCGATTAACCGATAATAAAATGCCACTTCTGATAAGTTTTAAAGATGGTAATGAAAAAAATCATCTGTTAGAAAATATAGAAATATTGTGCTATAATTGTATGTTTCTTACTGGACGGGGATACATACGAAAAGGTAAAGTAGAATTTAATTTTTTAGATCCCGATAGAATTCAAGGTTCTTCCCGAAAAATCGAAGCTCGATTCTAAATGCGTTCTATTTATAGTATAGAATGCAAACAGCAAATCACATATTAGCAAAAGAAGGTATCTTAACCACATTCTCCATAGCTAAGAAAGTTACCGCGAAGGATGTAAAAAAACTTCGTGAAAAACTGAAAACTGCTAATTTGGATTCTGATAAATTAAAAGAACTATTGAGAAACACTGTCATCAAGGAAACACAAGCTGACATTGAAGCTCATAAGATTCCGGGATTAATAATCTCTGGTTTTGAAGAAAACGAAGAGAAAAAAAGGATAATGGAATTGACCTACTTTGCTTCTGTTATAGCTAAAAAACTATCAGAAAAGAATATAGGAAAATATCATTCCTGTTATATCATTAATGCAATTGTAAATGTGTTAGGATTAACGGAGGAAGATTTTGATGAGTTTCACAGGAAGTTTTCAAAATTCAGAGACGGCATCAATGGCAACGATGAATTGGATTAACTCTGATTGGATGAAAGAGTGGTTGCGATTAACGTTTCAGGACAAAATCAATAGGAAACGTGATGGTTACTGGTATTACGATAGCGCCGATAAAACATACAAATATGTTAGAATATGATAAAAAAGAACGAATCAAAACTATTTTTCTTTCTCTGTTCCAATTACTTAACTATATTTATCCAAACCCAAATATGTCTAGAAAAAATAACAAAAATTTAGATGATGTAAGTCTGGCTATCTTTTTTAAAGATTTTGCTCACTGGATAAGGTCTAGCTGTGTAGGATTAAATGTAGCTGGATTTACCACTGCTAAATATCTTAATAAATGCGGTATAAATGCTTCTGCATTTCCCGTTCGTCATAATGTGGATATAGTTTATACTATAGACCATTACAATGAAACACATAAAAAACGATTGACTCATGTAGTTATTTCAGCTCCTTGGTTAAGTGTTTATGATATGAAACACTTAATAAAAAACTTTTCTGATATTCAATTTGTCATATTATCCCATTCTAACGTTGGGTTTTTACAAGCAGACCCACATGGAGTGGAACTTTTTAGAAAATATGCTGAATTATCTAAAATACATAAAAATTTGAAAGTGGGTGGTAACTCTCCACAGTTTGTTAATTGGTTTAGAACATCATATAATGAAGAATGTGTTTGTCTTCCAAATTTATATCCTGTCTCACATATTAGTAGCAAAGTTTGGAATGGATCCTATCCAATAAAAATAGGAATATTTGGAGCTATACGGCCAGAAAAAAATTTTATGACTGCCGCTGCGGCTGCGCTGGCCATGCATTCAATATTAAGTATTCCAGTTGAAATACACATGTCAACTGGTGGAGAAGAATGTAAATCCACTACATTGTCATCTATCATAGAGATGACAGAACATATTAAAGGCATAACTTTAATAAAAGAAAATTGGGAAACATGGGACAAATTTATTGAACTTGTAAAACAAATGGATTTACTGATACAAGTGTCATACACAGAATCATTCAATATGATAACCGCTGATGGAATTTCTGTTGGAGTCCCATCTGTTGTATCACCGGTCATTCGTTGGGCACCCAATTCTTGGAAAGCTGATGCAGATGATGCTCTAGATGTTTCTAAAGTGGGTATCAAATTACTTACCACTAATCAACATCATATTGGTAGTGATACTTTGCATAAAAGTAATGAACGCAATTTAAAATATTGGTTGAACTTCTTAAGAAATTAAAAAAAGACAAATAAAATTTTACTAAGCATGTTATAAAATTAATAATACAATTAAAAAATCTTTACATATAATTTGATTCATGGTAATATTTTTTATAAATGAAAATAAATAAAATTCAAGATATTAAACATTCCGAAGGAACAGTAATATTTGTTACAGGTGTTACAGGTCAAGATGGTTCTTATATGGTTGATTATCTTCTTAGGGAAACAAGTGCTTTAATTGTTGGTGGTGCTCGTCGTTTAAGTGTAGAAAATCATGACAATATTAAACATCTTGAGAACGAACCAAGATTTCAATTGGTTAATTTTGATTTAACCGATTCACATTCTATATACAAAATTATAGAATATGTTAAACCAGACTATTTTATAAATTTTGCTGCTCAAAGTTTTGTGGCTTCTTCATGGGATTTTGCTCGTCAAACATGGGAATGTAATTCTACAGCAGTATTAGATTGTTTGGAGGCTATCAGGCAACTTCGACCTTCTTGTAGATTCTATAATGCTGGTTCATCCGAAGAATTTGGTAATGTAGTATATGAACCACAAGACGAAAATCATCCATTAAGACCAAGAAGCCCTTATGGCGCATCAAAAGCGGCTGCCAGAACGTTAGTGAAGGTTTATAGAGAGTCTTATGGACTTTATGCTGTCCAAGGATGGTTATTTAATCATGAAGGACCAAGGCGTGGTGAGGAATTTGTTACAAGAAAGATTACAAAGGGTGTTGCCAATATATTTGATGCAATAATCAATAATAAGCCAATAATTCCAATAGAATTAGGAAATCTTGATACTAAACGGGACTGGTCTGATGCAGAAGATATGATGGATGCAGTTTGGAAAATGTTAAATCAAGATAAATATAATATGGCTTTTTTCTGTAGGTCTGATTGTTCTATGTTTCCATCACAAATAGGAAAGCACATTAAAGATTATGTTGTTGGTAGTGGAGAAAATCATACTATTCGTGAATTTATTGAAAAGGGATTTGACTTGGTGGGAATAAAAGGATATTGGAATTATATTCCTGACAAACCAGAAAGTGAACATTTTTCACAGATAGACTACCCTGATAGAATACTTGTTAAGATAAATCCAAAATTCTACCGTCCTGCTGAAGTAGATATATTGAGAGCTAATTCTGATAAAATTAAAAAAGAATTAGGATGGCAACCGAAAATTACATTTGACGGTATGATTGAAAAAATGATAACCAATGACCTTAAAAAATTTGATACGTGAAATATAAAAAATTACTTTCTACAATAGTTTGTTTTCTATGTTGCCTTTTCTTTGGAGAAATTTCTTTACAAGCAACACAAAATGTGACTCTTGCGTGGAATCCAAGTACTGACTCAACTGTTGCGGGATATAAAATTTATTACGGGTCAGCTAGTGGTAATTACACTAATGTAGTTGATGTTGGTAATGTAACAAATGCTACTATTAGTGGATTAGTTGAAGGTGTCACTTATTATTTTGCAGCTACCTGCTATAATAGTTCTGGTATTCAAAGTCCATTTTCAAATGAAGTCTCTTATACCGTACCAAATTTGTGTCCTACAATAAATTCTGTAAGTAATATTTTTATTAATGAGAATGCTGGTCAACAAGTAGTTAATCTGTCCGGTATTACTGGAGGATTTGGTACATATTCAACTATTACTATCACTGCATCTTCAGGTAATACCAATTTAATACCTAATATTACAGTAATTTATACAAGTCCAAATACAAATGGGACTTTGGTTTTTACACCGCTAACATATGCTTATGGTGTAATTACTAATACAGTGACCGTTAAGACTGATAAAACTAATACTAATTATAATACTACTGCAACAAGTTTTATAATTACAATAAGTGCTGTTAACCAATGGCCAACATTGACTCTTCCAATTACTAATTTAACTATCAATGAGAACAACGGGTCAACAAATGTAAGCTTTTCCAATGTTACTTCTGGTGCTCCGAATGAAAGTCAAATACTTACTGTTACTAATTCATCCAGTAATACTAATTTAATTCCAAATCCAATTGTTAATTATACTAACCCATTCACAATAGGATCCTTGACTCTTACACCAAAAACTAATATCAGTGGTTTATCTACTATTTTTGTGACTGTAAATGATGGTGGTATTACTAATAATGCTACAACAAATAAATTTACAACAACA